CCTCTTCTCTGAAGAGGTCGTTTTCGATTAAACCGGCTCCCATGTGTGAGGCACTTCTAAGGTAGATCCTTGGAAGGAGAGCTCCATGTTAATAAGTTTAACATAACCATGAAAAACAATTCAATTTTAACACTCATTCGAGTGTCGGAATTGCTTCCCGCTATTGCGGCTAATCACGGCTTTGATCAGGAGATCAGGTCTTGAGTAAGGACCTTGATCAAATGATCTAAAAGTGAGGGTCTCTTAGCTTGCGCTAAGAGAGCTAAGTGTGTAAGACACACTTGCCTCAATTCCATGCTAAACCAACCGGACCCTATGTACCCATTCCTGGCTACCCGTAAAGGGTGACCAAGAGTGGTCTTAGGTCTTAGAAAATATTCTAAGACTTCGGAAGGTCGAAGAGCTGTATTAACAGTTCTTGACTTGTACAGGGTACTGATTGCACCCGGAGAACCTGACACCACGAGCATAACTGCTCCAGTGTTTGAGCTTCCCCAGGAGTTATTAGACTTGGTTGTGGAAAAGGTTAAACCTTTACCACAGCTATCGGTTCCAAAGTATCAGTTAAGAGCTAAATCTGGTCCAAATGGTCAGTGCATTCGCACAGCCCATTTAGACGCGATCGCTTTAAAGGCTAGTCCACTGTTGGACTCCGCAGTTAAAGCTTTACTGGATCACTCCAGTATCGCTACGGATTTGGCTCAAGTTCAGGCAGTAGCAACAAAAGTGAAAGGAGAACCCGTACACTCTCGCTTAGAACGTAAGTTCGAAGGAGGTGGAAAGGTCCGCCTATTCGCAATTGTTGACTACTATTCTCAATTAGCATTAAGACCATTGCATAATGCAGTGGGCTCTTTGTTAAGAAAGATACGCCAAGATTTCACTTGAAATCAAGGTAGAATTTCTGAGCAGGTTCAAATCTGGAGAGATCAAGGTATTACTACCTTCTTCTCAATAGATCTAAAATCTGCAACTGACTACTTCCCAGCTATTCTCCAAAAGAGAGTAGTTGAGAAACTAGTTAGCAAGAAATTCTCTGAACTCTGATATGATGTCATGACCTCTAGAGAATTTTGATTAGGGTCCAAAGGACCCTTTAAATACTCTGTTGGTCAACCGATGGGTGCTTATTCATCTTGACCGGTCTTTGCTTTCAGTCATCACTTAATTGTGCGACTGGCGGCTAGACTAGAAAAGATTAGGTCCCCAAAATACGCTATCGTCGGAGACGATATTGTTATTGCGGACCGTAAGCTAGCTTTAAGATATAAAGATATCTTGCAAAAGCTATCCGTCCCTATATCATTACATAAATCCTTGACAGGAAACTGTCTTGAATTCTGTAAGAGGATATGGGACGATGCCCAAGAAATCACACCTATCCCTAGTCAGCTGCTTGTAGAATGTTTAACAGACTACAGGCTAGTCATCCAATTGGATGATTTCCTGACAACACGGGGGGTTGATCGAAAACTCCGTGGTAGACTTCTCTTCTCAATCCTAAGCTCGTTAAGCTTTGAGAAAGCGAAGAGATCTTGAGTAGCACTAACTGCGCCTTGAGACAACAGAATTACTTCTGATGACTCAATTCTTGTTGAGGGCCTGTGAAACTGCGAAGAATCACAGTGACCCCTTATTCAAGACGATGTTCTTACGAACATCCGCAGAGCGGAAAAGCTTTGACAGCTTTACCGCGCTACAAAAGAGCTTCACAAAACTTATGACATAGTCACAAGTGATGTGAATGAAGTCCCGGGTCTACCAGCCGATGGTTGCGATGAGTCAGCTATATCAAGAGTTTACTCTAAACTTCAAGATAGTAGCTGAGATCGAATGGATGAATTAGAAGAATTTCTAAATTCATTCGATGCTCAAAGCAACGATCCCATCCCCAATGTCAGAGTGTTTAATCCTGACATCATCTGGCCAGACTTTAAGTCTAGACAGATAATTGGGTTTAAGATCCTCCAAGGAATCCATCAGAGGGCTCATGAGTGAGCCAATGATGACGAAGTTGTCTATGACAACGACGACTTGTGATGAAATTTCTTTCATAACAAGGTTTCCCCAGGCCGTGAAGCCACCGCAAGTGATTAAACAAGCGGGGAGCAGACCAGGTCGGTAAACCGCCC